CCGTAAACATTGCATTCGGATCAGGCATTTTTTATTCCTTTGGGCTAGGTATTATATTTAGCCCATATATCGTTCATTTGTTCTTCCCACGGCTTTTGCGGGTCAACTTCCGGCCCTTTTCCGGGGCGAGGATTTATACCCGCAGCCTTACGTGCCCGCGCAGAATTTTGCTTGAATTGAGCAATCCGCGCATCTTCACGCGCCTTAAATTCCGCTTCACGAGTTTCAGCAACCGAGAAGATTGCCGCCTCATAAGCAGACTTGAACAATTCGGGAGTGATGCCATCGGAGCCAGCGTTAGCTCGCATCCATTTGCCCATCAGTTCCCCGACCTGTGCGCCGTGATCTCCGAACAAGTGAGGATAAAGCGGTTGCCCATCCTCTCCCTTGGCGTTTGCGAAGTCGTTTAAGCCATAAGCTACACGCTGGACGGCCTCTTGCCGTTGCGTTTCGGCCTGTCTCTCACGCTCCGCACTGTCACGGCGTTGATTGTCCTGTTCCAACTGTGCGAGCCGCTGCCGGAGGGCCATGACCTGCGGGTCAACTTGCTGACCGTCATCTGACGGGGCCAAGTTAAGCCCTGCGGCCTGTGCCCAACTCAGCACGGCTTGCAATCCGGCCTGCGGGTCACGCATGATTAAGGACTTCACGTTAAGCACATCGGAAATCTCTTTCATCATGGCCTGCGGATTACCCCAAAGCGGGGAACCATCAGCACCACGGAACGCTTGGAAATAGGGCTGTAGCTCCTTAAAGCCTTGCATGACGGGTTGCATATTCTGCATCATCTGCATTGCATTGAAGGCGCGACCTAGCACCTGTTCCCGTTCTGTTTCCCGCTTCGCCACCTGTTCCTTCAATTCGCGGGGCAACTGATTAAACAATTCCTGCGAATTTTTACCCCAAGTAGCAGGGGCGGGAATTGCCTGCGCTTCTGGTTCGGGCTGCGCCTGCTCAGGAGTGCCGACCTTTTCAGGGGCAACCGTCTGCGTCGCATCGCCTTCTTCCGTATGCGTGGCGTAAATTTCATCAAGTTCAGCGTTAAGAGATTCCTCAGCCGATGGCCCTTCCGTTTCTACGGTTTCGGGTTCAGCAACCGTGCTTTCCATTTCGTCCATACATTCCCCTTACCGAGAGAGGTAACTTTCCATCTCGGCGTGTGTTAGACCTTCAAGGCCAGTTTTCCAGTTACGTCTAGCATCAGCAGCACAGGCGCGACCTTCACGGGCATCCATGCAACCGTTGCTTTCCATGTCATATTTACGTTTCGCCCATGTTGTTACGGGTTTGCCGTCAATAGGGCTTGCGTATGCAATGTTAGGCTGTACCATGACAGTCAGGCCCGCATCATCACTGCTACGGCTAACTTCATCGGCATCTAGCCAAATGTATTTCTTGTTTTCGCCCCAAGGGCCATATATTTTGTGTGCTGACATCACACTAACCCCGGCATTGCCATTTGTTGCGCTTTCGCTTGCGCGTCCATGCTGGCCTTCTGCAAATCGTTTTGCGCTTTCATGGCCTCAATTTGCGGCTTCTGGGCTATCTCAGCACCTTGCAAGTTCAATTTCTGCGCTTCTAACTGCAATTTCGCGCCTTCAATCTTCTCTCTCGACTGTATCTCTGCGCCTTGCAGTTTTAGAGCCTCTTCTTTCAAGCCGCGTTCATCTTTGGCCTGTTCTAGCTCTCCCTTTAACGCATCTATTTGTTTTTGTAAAGGATTAGAGCTGCCGAGCTGTTCCATGTACTCATCGAATTTATCCGTCAACATATTGGACAACGGTGTTTTCTGCATTATCGCCCGAAGTATCTCCATAAACAGATCGGGCGGGATAATTCCAGCCTGTACGCCGGGCAGGAACACCTGACCGAAACCGCCGATTGCCTGCATGGTTTCAGACAAATCTTTTAAATCCTGTTGCTGGTTCGGCGCAATCGTGGAATCAGTCTCAATTTCCACCTTGTACGAGCGTTGCAAATCGCTTTGCAAAACGCCCTGTATATCTTCCCAAGCGGGAGTATCAAGGAACTTCTGTATTTCCTCTTTCTGTCCTTTCAACTGTTCAACGGCCTTCTGCGCGTCAGGATTGCCCATCTGTGCGGCCTGCATTGCTTGCTGGCCCTGCATATCAATAGCTTGCAATTGAGCTTGAGCCTGCGCCTTCTGTTCGGCAGTCGGGAACTGTAGCCCCGTAATTTCGGCAAGCGTCTTTGTCTGATAGGTTTCAGAGATTATTTCAGCCGCAAGACGGAGAGTATCAGCCAAGAACCGCTGAATTTCACGCTTATAGCCATCGACGCGGCTTGAACCCCATGCGGCCTTGATTTGCTGTGCCGTTGCCGTTTCAGAGGCTTTAGAAACGCCACGGAGAATGTCAGATATGCCCGTTATCTCGTAAATGGTTTGCTTTGTGGCCTCGCGCTGCTCATACAACTTGGCAAGCGTCTCGACTGCATCTTTGACGGGGAACAGCCACATCATGCCTTGCAGACCGCCACGTTCCATAAACTGCGAAGATGCTTCAGTCGGAATCAGATCGCCATCGGAGGCAGTGGTCAACACGCGCTCAATATCCGCGCCCAATTCTGCCGCATACACGCCACGCCATTTAACGATTTTACCCGTGGCCTCTATGCGCCGCGTCAGAACGTCCAGTTCGCGAGCTTGTTCCTCATATTGGCTATACAGCGTAGCAGGCAGCAACGAATCAGGCGAAGGAACCGCATACATGGGAGCAGGGCACGGATAAAAGTTTTCCAAATCAAGCGGCGGTTCTTCATACTTCAATGCTGATTCAAGCCCTTTGGAAACCCACAGCACGAGCTTGTCACGACGGCTCCAAACTTCCCAGATTTCAGCGCGAGCGTCTTTGTCTGTATGCTCTCCGTCATCACGCCCTGATTGAGTGGCATAGTCATTGCCTTCATCGCGGCCTTCATGCGCCCCTTCCACATAGCAAAGCTGTTCCGCGTCCACGTCCGGGAAGTAGCTCTTAACATCGGCCTTTGTCATCCAGTGACGGAAAGCACACCATTCAACACGATTCCATGAAGGCGCATCGGCATGGACAAAATCTTTGTAGCTGACAGGCTCAAAGACGATGTTCTCACCCGCAACCATGTCTACAAAATTGCCATCAGGAAGGGCTTGCTGCGCTATCTCAGGCTCATACCGCACACGTATGACAGCACGACCGGGGAGGAAGAAGTCGAGAACGCTTGCAATCGCCGCCGAATGGAAATTGCCCACGTCAAGCACATATTCCAGCGACCTGTCCAGCACTTGAGCGCAAGCAAGAGCCAGCGGGTCTTTCGACTGCCAGCGTTGCCGCACATCAGGCCGAGGTGGCTGATTGTAAGTCGCGTTGCGTAGGGTTTCCGTATTCGACCACAAGATGTTGAAGCCGCCCGTCTGCCCAACGTCACTTTTATTCTGTTCATTCCGATAGCGGTCAAGAACAGCTTTCGCATCTTTGCGCCACTGTTTTTCACGTTTCAGAGCGGCCTTAATCTCTGCCAGCCATGCAACCGACGAAACAGGCAAATCTTTAACCTGTTCCTGCGCGGCATCTTCAATCTGTGCCTGCATTTGCGTATCTATCTGACTCATTACACAGCCCTTGCTTGTCTACGTTTTGCGAAGTGTTTCTCAAAGAGATCATGTGCCGTCCACGGCGTTGCAACCGCCTCTTGCACACGTTGCGTCAAAGTCTTTTCAGGCACTGGAACCTTCGCAGGCCGCATTTCTGCCAGCATCCGCGTTAGAAGGCTCAAAGCGTCCACTTGGTCATCATGCTTGCCCACAGGGAACGTCAGCATTTCAGCCATCAAATCGGCAACCCAAGGGCATCGTGAAGGCGACGGGAAAAAGACTTTCCCCATTTGCATACGCGCTTGTAATGAACGCGCTCTTGTGGGCTTGTCTGCCACAGAGGCGAATTGCTGCCGATACGTCGAGTAAATCTTTTGCTCTTGACAGCGCTTGCGAATGATAGGGTCAAGGCTACGGAGAATTACGCCGCCTTCTTCGGCCCAGATTTGCGGCTTATACATGGTGACGATTGAAGCCCATGCGTCTATCCACTCCAAAGCGTCAGTCTGCCCGCGCCACAGATCGACAAGGTAGATATTTTCGGATTCATCTACACCCGCGAGAACGTGAACGGTGTAGTCCCCGCCGTCTGCCGTGACAGCATAATCGCTTGCGCCGTAGTAGCGTAGATATGGAGGGAGAGCGTCATACGTTGCGAACCATTCACGCTTGAAGTATGCGCCTTCATCTGGTGCTGGACGTTGCTGATACAAAGCCTGCCATTCACGCGGCCCGACTGTTTGCCGTATCGTTTCAAGCAATGGCAGATCAAAGCGTTCAGGCCAAAGTGCTTCCCCTTTAGCCCTGCCGAGCGCATCATTATCTTCCGCAATCGCAGGCAGTGAGAGAAGTTCCCAATCTTCATGGCCCTGTTCTTCCATGCACCAGCCTGCTAGGTCATCCTCATGCCAGCGCGTCATCACGATAATGACAGCACCGCCTTTCATGAGTCGCGTATAGGCAACAGAGCGATACCAATCTTTCACCTTGCGCCGTATCGTTTCGGAGTCGGCTTGCTCTCTGTCCTTCACCGGGTCATCGATGAGGAACACATGAGCACCGCGGCCCGTAGTCGCGCCGCCAACACCAACAGCGTAATACGAACCGCCTTGAAGCAGATTGAAACGCGCACTTGATTGACTGGACGGGTCAAGAGAGGCATTCGGAAAAGTTGCTTTCCATTCTGCCGACTGACACTGATTGCGAACCTTGCGCCCAAAATCTTCGGCTAGTTCGGCAGCATAGCTTGACGTGATGATTGACTTGTCGGGATTGCGGCCCAAAAACCAGGCGGGAAAAAACTCTGATACCAACATACTTTTGCCGTGACGTGGAGGCATGGAAATCATGAGCCGCTTTATTTCACCACGTTCAACAGCTTCAAGCTTTTCTATAATCGCCCTATGATGAGCAGAAAACTCATAGCGGGGATATTGTAAGCCAATATACCCACCGAGAGAGCTAAAAGCCGCATCAAAAGGCGTTAGTTTCATTCGTCACCTATAAGCAGCGCACCACGAAAAGCAGCGTCGCGTTGCTCTTTCGTTAATATTTCAGCCTGTAAATCTATATCACGTTTTTCAACGGGCTTTTCGCCTATCGTATCCCGTACTGTTTCATAAGCCTTCACGTCACCAGACAACGCCTTATTAATCAAAGCAACTGAGATAGCTTCAGCCGTAGTGCAATCGCCTTCTGGACGTTCAAGCAGCATTTCCAGTATTTCACGCAGACGACGTTTTTCACGGCGAGCTTCACCTGATTTTTTGCCGCCCTTTGCGCCTTTTCTCTTCGCTTCGGCCTCGCTTCGCACAGGGCAGAGATTCTGCGGATTAGGTCTACCCATACTTACTTCTTTCGCCTACGCAGACGCGGATAACTTTTGGTTATTTCCATTTGTTCCCTGTGGAGTTCAGCCTTGTAACGTGCCTCGCAAGGCTCCTCTAAAACAACGTCCTGATGGGGCAGATTTTGCACCATCAGAGGGGGCAGATTTTGCACCATCCACTCTTCTACTCTTTTACCCACTCGAAACACAGAAGCCCGCCCAGTTCTGACAGTTGTAAACAGCAGCTTTTGACGAATTCCTTGGAGGGCAGATTTGACTGTACGCAGGCTCAAACCTGTTTCATCACAGATTGTGCTTCGTCTGACGCGGATGGATTGCGTAGGCCGATGGAAATGCAACGCCAGCATCATGCTCACCAGCTTGTGAGAAGGGGGCATATTTATATCAGCTATTGCTTTCATTATCGTATAGCTATCTGCATCCATCGTAGGCACTACCCTTTGTGCCACCCTGTTTTATTACGGGCAGGGCGTTCGGGTTGACGCCTTTTCGGGAGCTACCCTAGCCCGTATGTAATATCTTAGCCGTGCTTTACACGGTCATGTTCTTCAGCGCGTTTAGAGTTACAAAACCTATCTAAAGTGCCCACAAGTCAAAGATAGCCAGTTATGGCCTTATGCGGCGGATACGCTCAAAACGCACACCGCGCCCTGCTTCCGCCGCACCAGTTTTCTCATTATGAGTTACAACTAGCTTCATATGGCATCACCTCCCCTTTGCGTCAGCTACGCATACTGCCAACGATAACCGTAAGCAGATTTTTGTTTGCCACCACAACAGGCAGCGATATGACCATCATTCCTAGCAACGCCACAAAAAGCATTTGCTTCAGCCTGACTTTTGAACCATTGAACAAAAGTACCATCTTTGCGTAAACACTGGACAGCCTTTTCTCTACCGTAAATGCGACGAGCTATTGCTGTGCCATGATTCGTATTCTGCTTTGGTGTAACCCATTCAAGGTTACAAGCTCTGTTATCCTGTTTGTTCTCGTTTATATGGTTGACCTGCGTCTTGTTTACGGGGTCGTCGTTAGGACAAAAAGCAGCAGCTACCAGACGATGCAAGCGAGACTGTTTACATTTTCCGCTAGTCCATAGCCCAACGTGCAGATAACCTGAATGTTGCAAAATACCTTTCACTTCTTTCCATATACTGTTACGAAAGACTCTTATTCGACCTTCACTTGACACCTGATACAAACCTTCGTATCCTTCAACATCCTTCCAATCTTCTTTCATACAACCCTCACTTGTATGTTAGTCGTGCGGAGGGATTTTTTTATCCCTACCTATTTCCCACACTTTCTTAGAGTATCAATTTGTTGCTGTAGGGATTCACGATGTGCCCTACAGGTTTCCGACCGCACATAACGCTCCATGTCCTCGCGGAGCAACTTTTGTTCTGTGCGTATATCTCTCAGCACATAAAGGCATATTGACGTAAGCACCGGGGTAACAATGGCGATTATATGCAGAAATATATCCACTTCACCCTCCATCAAAAGCCTAGCCCCAGCATACCGAGCAAGAGGGTGGTTATCTCTTTCGCCATTGATGGGGGCAAGTCAGCCGAGGGCCAGTAATGCAGGATAATGGGACGTATGAGTTCCCAGAGAAAACCGATTGACAGTACCCAGCCGAGGAAGGAACGCCAGAGACGGAGGCGTGATTGCGGAGCACCTTCGATTTCGACACGGTTAATGCCCGTTTGCTGTTCGCGTGAAGCATTGGCATCAGGCAACTTGCGGTCAATTATCTTTTCGCCCATGCCAAAGAGGCGATCAAGCCAGCCGAACATCAGAACAACTCCTTCAGCAGAGTGCCTTCAATGCGTCTGCGGTGCTTGTACTGTGAAAATCCGTTACATAATTCATTGCTTGCGGCTTCCCAGTTCTGTGTCGTGAGATAACGCCACGTCTTAGGCCAATCACGGCGCACACCGCCGCACCCTTTCTGAAAACAGACAGAGAAAACAACGGCCTGTGCTTGCCGGGGAAGATCATCAAACGGCACACTGGATGCCTTGTCGTAAGCAGGACGCACATAACGGCGAAGATAACCGCCATGAATGGCGTGATCTAATTCAGCCGCTTCATCAGGAGTTATTTGCAGGGGAAAATGCGAGAGCATCTTGATTGCGGCATCTTTCTTGAGGCCAATGTAGGTTGACAGCTTACTTATCAGGGCATCAGAAACGCCATAGCCACGGAGCGTTGAAATATCCGTCTGCCCCATGTCGCAGCCAGTGGCGATAGTAACACCAGACGCGCCCATTGCTTCAAAGTCGCTTGGATGCTGATTGGCAGTGCCCTTAAAGTTCGCGCTCTTGCTATGCCCAGTACCACGCAGCCAACACGGTATATAACCCGTTGTCACACGCGGCCCTTCTACGCCGTCTCTGTTCAGAAAATCCGATATGTAAGCAATGTCTGCCATTGTTCCCGCCCCTAAAATTTGGGTAAAGCATAACAGAAGTACAGACATCAGCAAACAAAAAATCCTATTTTCTGAACGGTTTTTTTGGGGAATTAAAAAAAATAATCATATCTTGAAAAAAATGCTTGACACTAATCAAGACAAGCCTTATATTGAAATTAACGAAAGGGGGAAACCCCGAAACCAAAGGAGCAAGCCATGACAACTTACAAGACAATCTATGAAGCCCATGTTTCTTCCACTCGGCGACCTGTTTTCGAGAGCATTGAAGACGCAAGAGCTTTCATGGAATTTTTCGATTGCGTACCGGCTAACATCAGCGCGTTTAACGGCCACCCCGACAATCTGGAATCGGAATACTGGGTAAGCCTTGATAACGACAATTTGCCCGATAGATACACACAAGCTGACCTTGAAAATTGCGTTGGCGATGGATCAGATTGCCCTTGCATCAATCCCCTTGCCGTTCCCGTTGACTTTGAGCCTTTAGGCCGCGCTGAATATCAGCCTGAAATCCCGGAGATGCAATAATGTGGGGCGGTGCACGAAAGGGGGCAGGACGAAAGCCCGGCAGCATCAAGCCAGAAGCGAAAAGAGCTGTCACAAAAGCGATCTGCCTTTCTGCTACCGAATGGGAACAACTTGCCAAACAAGCGCATGACGGTAGCCCTAACAAAGAGGCGGCGCGGATAATTCGCCAATTTCTCTCACACGAACCCACGCGCGAGTAGCCGAAAGAAAGCGCAGGGATGCCCCGCAACTGGTGCAGACGCAATACACATTGACGCAACTGTTCGCCCTGCGTTGCCCACGTTGAAGCAATGACGGCTTGCCGCATACAGGGCAAAACTTAAAACGCCGAGGCCGACCCCGTTTCACGGCAAAGCCTCATGTTCTTTGTTATACATCCGAATCAAGGTAAAAATCGAATCTAAAATTTCGGATTCTTCGCGTTCCGTACCCTCTTCTTTTTCAACTGCCTGCACCAATTCCCCGACTTCGGCAGTAATGCGGCCCAATGCCTGATATTTACCCTCAGCAAACACAGGATGTAGCCGTCTTGCCCGTTGCAAGCCTTTTATTATCTTGTAAAACAGTTTGTACCCATCCTGTGAGTGCCCATTGCCAAGCACACGCATTTGTTCAATCTCTGACATTGTACCCACAGGGCAATCCTCACACGGCATTTTGCATTCATCACAGATTTCAGGCATCTTCTACCTCACACGTTTTAATAAGCCAGTCAAGATAAACTCTAGCCTTTTTCAGATCTTCTACGCCGCCTTTTGCACGCCAACGCCACAGATATTTCATGCAGTTTCCTTTCAGGTAGCCTTGATATTCAATCGCATTCATTGCCGCTTTAATTGCCTCAATACACTCAATGCCGCCTTGCGTATAATGAGCAGGGGAAATTACATTGTCGTGCTGTTCGCCCATTTCCATACATAACCTCCAGCCGTAAAATTATGTCTTCCGTTATAAAATCTCTTATTACAAACATTACAAATACAAGAACGAGAAATCCCTGTTTCCCTTGATGCTTGAGAGGCAGACTTAAATTTTGCTAATACACAACCATCTTTTGTTATTTGCAAAACAGGCTTATCACCATCAGACTTATGCAACCCTGTGTTCCTTGCATGTAACACATTCTCTCTTGAAGTAGCCCAT